TCTTCTAACTCTGTTAAAAATACTTCTCCCTGAATATCTAATCCTGAATAAATATTACTTACTGTTCCTTTGAGTGTCTGTTCGAAATCGTGAGTGCAACTCAAGTCTGGATAAGTGTCTAAAAGTTCAAAACAACCTACCGCTCTATCCATCGTCTTAACTGTATAAAGAACTTTAACAATCGAAAATATGTTGATTGTATTATGTAAGACTATTTTTATGTCTGTCATTTTTTCTTAAAGATGTCTGCACCCTTAAGACCATATATACTAGCAACTATTCCAATAAAGAGAGATTGATACCAAAAAGGTAAATTTGAAAATTTATCAAAAAATATATCTATTTTTTCTTGTATCATTGGATCATCACTAAATACTGACCATACCAGAAGTAAAATGGGTAAACTTACCAAAATAAGAACAAACTCGTCTTTCCACCCATTATCATTTGATTGTCTAACTGCGGCTTGGTATTCAACTTCACCATTTGCCATTTTCTGTGCGTGTAACATAGCGGCATCAGACTCTAACATTTTTCTTTTTTGCCTGTTAGTCATTATGTGTGTTCCAGCACCTACCGCTAGTTTTATAACATCTAATATCATATATTATCTTCTTTCCATTTCTGAACATCAAAACTAGGACATTCTTTTTCTGAAATTTCGTTATGACCAATTATCTCAGCTTCAGGATAATTAGTTTTTAATTGTTTTACTAAATCTAATAGAGCAGTCCATTGCTGTGCAGTAAAATTATTTTCAGCAGAGTTATCTTCAGCCATTCCACCCACCATGCACAAACCAACACTTTTATGATTATATCCTCTTGCGTGTGAGCCAGTATCACGAATGCTCCTACCAAGTTCCACCTCTCCGTTTCTTCGTATTATGTAATGATAGCCAACATCTCTCCAACCCAAATCTAAATGCCATTTTCTTATTTCATTCAGCCCAATATCCATTGAGGGCTTTGTAGCCGCACAATGGATAATGAGGAAGTCTGTAGACTTTCTTTCTTCCATTAACTAAACCAAGCCAATACGACCAGTATTATTACAATCCAAGCTGGGATTTTGTAATTCAACCAGTTCCAAGCTATATCTAAATATTCCCAAATTTTATCCATGATTACTCCTTTACTTGATTTTCCTATAAGGATCGGTGCTAAGTTTTACAACTTTATCAGGTTGTTTATTTGCAATGATTTCTTCTAAATTGTTTTTGATATAATGAACAACATTTCCAACAATACTTTCTTTAGTCAAATCTTCAGCAATCTTTTCAAATGTATCGCCCTTTTCTAAATTTTTTGTAATAGAAATTGCGTGTGCTTTTGCTTCCCTATCAACTAACTGATCGAATGGTTTTATGTTTATTGCAAATAATATCGGTGTAATTCCGTTTGGAGTTGGAGCAAAACCAACTCTTGCGAAAGCCCTGTAATTATCAATGTTAAGTTTTAATATTCTACCAATGAGTCTATTTGTTTCCATTTTTTAACCTCTCTATTTCTAGTTCGCAATAATGTATGATTTTCTTTAAATCTTCAATACCATTTTTATCTTGGTATCTTAAAACATACTTAATTATTACTCCCTGAAAGAAAGAGAGTTTGTTTTTTGAAATAAACTCAAAAGGTTGTATTACATATTTTTTTATATAATGGTTGCCACCAACTTGTATTCTTAATGGTTTCATGGAACTATTTTATCCCATGCACCGCCTTTTGTTAATCTCATTGGTAGTAATTTTGGCAATCCATCAATAATAATTCCACAACCAATAATTGGTCTGTCTTTGAAAACTCTTGAATAAGCCAAAGCCATTGAATCTTTATCAACTAAACAACCGACATTCATACCGAAAGTAAGTGCCTCTGGTCTGCTGACATAAACACAAAGAAATTTCGAGTGATAATGTCCTTGAACACAACTCATACCATATTGTTGTACTAATTTTTCGATGTTTGCCACTTTACCATGACAAAAATAAACTTTCCCTGTTGGAGTATCTAGTGTTATATCTTCATGCCATTTCCAACCTTTACCAACTTCTAAAAAATCATTGTAATCTTTTAAATATGCTTTAGGTATTCCAGTTGAAAAAGCTCTTCGATAAGCAAGGCTTCCATGATTGGAATGTACTAAATCCATTTTAGGAAATAATTGTTCCATTTCTTTTATTGTTTTAAGTGCCAGTCTGTGTTCATCACCAGCACTCGGTAAATCACTATCCGAGTCATGGAATGACAGGGCATGGTGATCCAGTTCATCGCCTATATTGATGATCCTTGTTGGTTTGTATTTTCTTTTTATCCCTTTTAAAAAATCCAACATCTGTGGGTGTTGATAGGGTATGTGCTGGTCACTTATGACCAGAATACATTTCTCCATATGGTCTCCCCTCTATAATGTAATAATGTCTATAAATGTTTTAACTGTTTCAGCAAAAACTATTGTGAACATAAACGATAAAGCTAAAACAACTTTTGTAAGAATATTAATTTTGTGTTCAATAGTATGCAGATGATTGTCTTTAATGATCTTGATGTCTGCTTCCATCAATGCAACTTTCTTATCTAGCCTTTGTATGGCTTCACTATTTTTTTGTGCTTGACTTGCCATCAATCAGCTTCCTCTATTGTGTTTCCCTTTGCTACCCACTCTTTAACAGTTTCCCAAGTTTCTGTACCGTCTTTAATTACAGCATGAATAATTGTTCCATCTGCATGGGTGACCATTATATTAACATTTTCATTAGTTTCTGGGTCTTTGATATATTTTACTTGCATATTATAATTCACACGTTGCTATCAACGTGCCTCCAAATTGTGAAGATACTAAATTATCACCTTCAATGGTATCACTATATGTCTTTCTAACTCCAAATGCCGCCTTGCTTGAGTTAGTTAATTGTGTTCCTGTTTGAGTTACACCATCGTGCCTTGTTCCATCTCCTCTATATATGGTCGATGTTGTTAAGCTATCACTTATAGCATCAACCTCTGCTCTCATTTCAAGTTTTGGTTCAAACCATAGATCAACTCTATTAGAGCTTAATGTTCGACCTATACTTGCGAATCCGGGAGAAGCGGTAAAATCCCATTTTTGGCAATATCTTTGACACCTCATTAACTGAACATCAAAAGGTAAGTGTTCAAAGTCTGTTGCTATTTCTCCCACTTCTAATTGAATTCCTGTTATGTACCACTCGTTTGATGTGCTATCTGCAAGATTGACTGTTTGACCAGCAAATTGATCTGCACTTACAAATGATTTCCAAGTTGATGATAATGTGCCTGATGATCTATTAGAACCAGTTCCTAAACAAAATTGAACATAAAGTTCAGCAGAATTATCATTATCTAATGCTGTAGAAGTATCTCCTGGAAAAGTAATAGTTTTCTTTTCCCAAGTGTCAGCAGATGAAATTGTATAAGTTTTTCCAACTTGTCTTGAAACAGCACCATTTAATAATTGAATAACATAAGTTCCAGTTTTATTTGATCTAACCCAAAAAGATAATGTTGTGCTTTCAGCAGATGAAGTTCCATATTTTAAATGTTGTAAATTCTGACCTTCTATAGCTTGTTGTATTCTTAAAATATCACTTGCGGCTGGACTAGCATCAGCACTTGTACAATCCATTTTTAAAGATTTAGTAAAACCTTGACCAGTAGGTACAGTAGTTGATTGTGATTGTGTCCATGTGCCTAGACTTGATATAATAGAGTTCATTCTATCAACTGTATGATAACCATTTCCAGTAATAGAAGATGTTGAAGTTGCTCTTTGTGCAACTTTTACATCACCATTAATTAATAAATTTCTAAAAGGCTCGTTAGGATTAGTTAATTTACTTATAGTAGTTCCTTCGCCAGAAGTTGCTTCGTTAATTGTATCTACTCTTAATTCACTCATGGATTATTCCTTTGGATTATCGTCTTTAATTTTTTTTATTCGTGCCTTCCAAGCATCAATGTCTTTGTAAATTTCATCAAGCTGTTCTCCTATATCTCCATAAGAAGATTTACGAGTTGCTCTTATAACTGCGTTGTTTTCACTTTTAATTGCATCATCTTCAAAAGCATCTAATTCTTTGTTAGTTGGTTTTTTAAGTCCTTCAACATTCCAAACTTTAATTACAGCACCAGTTCCATCATCTACTACACTAACATTGCCAAGTCTCAATTCTGTATCAAAACTTTTACTGTTTGCTTCTAAGTACAGTTTAACTTTTGTTGCTAAATTACTCATCAGTTAAATGTTCCTACTCTATATCCAAAAAAACCTTTTTGGAAAACACTTGCATTTGATCCTACATTATGAAAAACATAAACCTCAATCTCATCATTTGCTGATAAACTTAAAAGGTTGTGTGATTCTACTGTGGTAAAAGAACCATTAGTCATTTGCTTTTCAGATGTTAAATGAACTGCGTTACCATCTAAACTAGAACCATTTTTAAATAAAACTAAATTAAATCTATTAACAGCAACACCATCTAATCTAGCAGCAGCAACAAAGTGATAGACTCCTGTTTTAGGAGCAGTAAATTTATCACTTGCATAATTGCCTCCTCTGTCAAATCCTTCAGCTATTGTCATTTTAGTAAGTGTAGAGTCAGCAACAGTCTGAACTGCTTGAGTATTTGCATAGAAACTTACATCTCCAGCTTGAGCAGTTGTAGATAATCCGTCCATAGTTAATGATGTTGTACTTACATCACCATCTTTTAATGTGACACTATCTATGCTTACTCCATTACTAGATGTTTTTTCTTCTATCGTATCTACTTTAATTTTTGATGTCATTATGCGTCCTGTACATTAGATAATTGATCGTTTGTTTTTAAATGTTCGTATGCAATTTTAAAAGGATTGTCTGTTTCATTTAAATCGTAATCTAATTTAAAGTGATCTACATAACGATTTTTAATTCTATAATTTTGCTCGTGCATATCTGCTCTTTTATCAGCATCAGCATATATTAAAACATCATATATTAATTTCCATGTAGCATCAGCTTGTGTATAACCATCTTCATCGTTGCCTGACCATTCGCCGTCAAACTTTTTAACATATGCTGTTGGAATATAGCAATACGCATCAGTAAGTACTATTCCCTCATGTGTTGTCATATTTGCTGTTATTGCCATTGTTTACTCCTTTAATAATTTTATATCGTTTTGTTCTAGTATCTCATTGGCTTTATCTTCACCAACTGCCGCTTTTGCAAGTTCATAAACAGCATTAGCAAGTTTCTGGTGTTTTTCGTATTGTTGCCAGATAGCACCATTGTGAAGTCTTTGCATACCAGTCACATTAATAAAGTGGTTTGGCGTGCCATCGTCTTCTCTACCAACGAGTTGTAGATCGGCTAGTTTCTCATGATTATAAGATACAAACTTATCAAACTTAGAATCAATAACACCTTTTCCGTGTGACAAATCATAGGCTCGAACTAAATGTGCATCTTCATAGGCATCAAAAGTAGTTGATCCACTATCTGCATGAAAGTCACCTTCTCTGTCAAATAAAAATCTTCTAGTGTTATGATCTGCGATTGCCATAATATTTGCATTAGCATCATTTAAACTTCCAGCAGAAGTTGAACTTTTTTTTCTACCTTTAAACATGATAGCCGCATTAGCACCAGTAGATTTTGCTGTGTTTGCTGTTGTAACATAAGAGTGCATAGTAAAACCATCTTCACCTTCAGCAAGTGCGTCCATTTGTAATCCACCAGCAGTTCCACTACCTTTTGTCATATAACCATAGGTATCTGTTTCAGCTATAGATGTCATACCATGAGCAACATCAGAAGATTTCATAGTTAAAATTTTTGCATCATTTGCGTTTTGATCTAAAGTAAGACCCCCAGCGTCACAATCGGCCGCATCTTCACCGCCTGTAGATAATTTTCGTGATGAATCAGTTCTTAAAAATTCTAAATTACCCGCCTGAAAGGTCATTGTGTTAGCACTATGATCGTGAACAATTCTACCTGAAGCAGAATCATCAGGATCAGAAAAATATAATCCACCAGCTTTATCGTTTGGAGTTGATATTGTTATACCAGCATGATTATTATTTTCTACCACTAAATCATCATTGTTACTATCAATAGCCGTGTCTCCACTATCTGCTGATTTTATATGTAATGTCCCCATTGGTGCATTTGCAGATTCACCAATACCTACCTTGTCATTACCACCATCAACAAATAACATATGAGTATTACCATTAGACTCTACTCGAAAGTCTATATCTGCTGAGTCTTCATTGATAGCAACCTTCTTC